GTTTCAACTCCAGTACATTATTATTTATAATAACACACTAGGTATAATTACGCATATAAGTGTGGACTCCCACACTTAAATTAACGATGTATCATAAAAGGAATCCCCATATCCGTATTTCCCCACGGGGATCAAATTAAATGCCAAAGATAGTCTTGGTTGTTTACTTTTATGAACATCAATAACGTGTTTTATAAAACTAGGAAATATTATTAATGATTTTGATGTAGGGGTAATTTTTATACTTGCTCTATTGAATGGATCATCTTCATCATTCTCTACCATATACGAAGACATGTCTTTGAAAGGATTATCAAAAACTAATTTTCCTGTTTCATCATCATAATCAGAATAATAATATACAGCACTAAACATACAATTCTTATGATTGTGCATAAAACATTTTTGCCCTTGACTTGTTTTTGTTATCCAAGATGTTGTTATTTTAAACTTAGCATCATAAGTCAAAATATCTTTAAGTGCTGAATTTGAATTATTAGTTAAGATTTCTTTTATCTTTGGATATTTTTCAAGAACCATATTGTTGGGTTTACCAACTTTAGATTGTATACTGCTGTTTAAATATTCCTTACAATTTTTTAACTCATCAGTATTTTCATTCAATTCAACATGTATCAAAGGGATAGTGAACATGTCGAGTACATTAATTTCATTCATATTATATCAGTTCAGTTTCCACCTCTTCATTTAGATTTGTTTTCCTTTTCTTGTCATTCTTATCATCTCCAACTACTTCTCTAAGTAAATTGTCATCATCAGAAAGACTTTCATTCCATTCACCATAAGTTGCCATCATTTTTCTCCAATAGTAATTTCTTCATCACAATCTGCAAAATCAACTGCCATTTGACCTCCGATTTCAGCACCTTGATCCATACCAAACATTGATATTGCACCGCCTATTACCCATCCTACTATAGGAATAGATGATACACCAGTTTGTGTAACAGTAGCAGCACCTAATGCACCACCAACCATCTTACCAGTTCCTTCTCCACTTCCTCTTGCTTTAATACATGCTATCTGTTTTTCAGTTAGTCCAGAGGAGGTTGTGTTAGTAGTCTCTCCTACTACATTTTGTTTCTTAATATCTACATTCTTCTTACCCATTCCTAAGAAACCTGCAGGTCTACTAATTTGTTCTGTAGATGTTACAATCTTAGGATCATGTGCTCTGTAATCAATCTTATATCCAGTTTTATCTGCTTCTATTCTGTATGCAGTATACTTTCCTATAGGTAAATCAAATTTAGGAAACGAGGAATTATTTGAAAGCATCCCAATCATACCGATATGGGATATACCCAAAACAGTTCCTAATCCTAATATAAAGGCACTTTTCTTATCCACTATCCTTTCTTAGTTGGGGTTGGACTTGGAGCAAGAACCATTGGTGCTTGTTCTAATCTAATTGTTTGTGCAGGTGCTGTGTTTGCTGCCTTTTCAATTAGTTTTTCCATATCTTGTTTAGATATAGGAGCAACTGGAGGTTTTGATGCACTATTACCATTCTTCTTATTTGCTGTTTGAATTCCAAAACTGGCTAGGACCCCTGTAAAGACCGAAGCTATGAAAGTTGGGTCAATGTTTTTTTGAGGGAAATTTGGAACTGTGACATAATTTAATGTTAATATACCACCACTCCAAATTAAAATTCCGAGTCTAACAAAGGTTGAGAAGATTTCCATCTGCTCCTCTTTATCCTCGGATAATTCTTTTAGCTTTCCAATAGGACCTACTGACTTTTTAGGTTCTTCTGTTTTTACTTCTTTAACTGCTTCTGCCATGACATAAAATTGAGAGACTATTTATATATAGCATTCTCAATTCTATGCAAACATATGTTTATTTAAAAACCTAATGGTATAGGAGATTTAGGAGCTGCTGCAGGTGCATCAGGTGTAGGTGAAGCAGGTGCGGGATTAACAAGATCTCCTAATCCCCCTAGTGCTCCTCCACCTGCATCTCCACCAAGGATACCACTCATTCCACCTGGCATCACTGATTCCATAATTTTACTTTTTACATCTTCAATAATCGCATCTTTACGAATGAAGACATATCCACCGAGACCTACTACTGAAAGGGAAATAACTCCACTCGCAATAGCGATTCCGTTTACAATTTTTTGTAACATAATTTTACCTTGCTTTAATTGCAGATTCTACCTGTGCTAACAGTTTATCATCCATATCAGTTTTTGTCAACTTGACTGCCTTCTTAAGGATGATAAGGCAAATGTCTATTAGTTTTTCGCCCAGTTCTTCATTGTCTGGGACTTTTGCTACTGCGTCAGTTATAACTTTTGTAGCAAATGGGAGTAAAAAGGATAACATAATCTTACGTATTTACATCTACACTATATATAATCTAAATTTCTATAATATCTACACCAGTACCAAAATCATCTATGTATTCTAGAGATAATATATTAGTTTCTTCTTCTCTGTTATACCATTCCATAAACTCTTGACGTATTGAATCACCGTTCACAACCTCTTCAAAATCATCACGAGAACAAAGTTCATTGATACGACTAAGAGACCAATCATGAGTCTGTTTCAGAGTTTCTTTCAAAGTTGCCATAATCTTTTTTCATGTAACGACCTAGGATGTTACTATTATAATACATCGGTGTCCCATCGTCAAGTGATTCCATCAAAACATTATTTAAAAATAATTGTTTTGTCTCTTCGTAGTTTACCTTTCCCAAGGTTTCGTGGAGGGATAAGATCTCTCTGGAGAAGTTGTCCTTTCCATATCTGGATATGTCGGCTTTGAGTTCTGGGGAGCTTCCATAATACTTCTTCCAATCTGACTCAGAAGTAACTCTACGCTTTCCTCCCTTTGGTTTACGTTTTTGCACGAAATATTTTCTACCAATGTACTTCTTACCTGTTGTCTTATTAGTAATGAGGTAGACGTAACCGAAGAAGTCGCCAATATCATCAGAAGTGAAAGCTGTACCTTTGTAGTACCAGGGATTTTCATAATCGCCTTCCATAATGAATTAATCATTTGTCATTTCCTATATTTATCCACCTGCAAAATCATCCCATTGATGATCTGCAGAATCTCTAATTGCTTTATAACACTCGTCTAGATCCCACTCTATATCAGAGTTTGAATCCTGAGAAGGTGTCTTTTTTAACGTCTTGTTTGATTCCACCAACGATGTAGGATTCGACTTCTGTTTCTTGTGGTGCGACTTGAAGACCCTTAGAACTGATCCAATGTTCTGTCCAAGGGAGTGGATTGTTTCTTGCAGATACGTCATAAATTGGTTTAATTCCTATTGATCTCATTCTACGGTTTGCTACCCATTCAACATAACGATGAAGTAGTTTATCATTTAATCCAATCATAGATCCATCTTTGAATAAGTATTCTGCCCATCTCTTTTCTTCATCAACACACTTTTCAAACTCTTTTACTATCCAAGATTCTTCTTCTTTTACAATTTCAGACATTTGTTTGTCGTCACCTTTTCTCCAGTTGTTTAGGATGTTTTGAGTTATTGCCAGATGCTGATTCTCATCTCTTGCAATAAGCGATATGATTTTCGCAGACCCTTCCATGCATTTAAGTTCACCAAAAGCAAAACTACAAGCAAAAGATACGTAAAAGCGGATACCTTCCAAAATGTTGACATTAGCGACTGCCCTATAAAGTTTTCTTTTTAATTCTTTCTTTTCATAATCTGCGTTAGGTCCACTCCACTCTGTTCTCCACCAGTTACTTGTATCATACTGATGTGCCTGATTTACAAACGCATCATAGGATCCTGTGACACTCTCTGCCCTTTCTAAGATTCTATTGTCTGTAAGAATAGTATCAAAGACCTCACTTGGATTTGAATACACATTCTTCATAATGTATGTGTATGAACGAGAATGAATCATCTCCATCATCTGCCATACGTTCATACATCCTTCTAACTCAGGTAGAGAACAGTATGGTGCAAATGCCATACCTGGTGCACGACCTTGTACAGAATCAAGCATAACTTGGTACTTCAAGTTTGATGTAAAAATATGCTTTTGCTCTGGTCTTAATGATTGATAATCGCCACGATCTTTCTGTAAAGACACCTCTTCTGGTCTCCAGAAATATCCTAATTGAGACTTAGTTAAGTTCTCGAATGCAGGATACTTGAACGAATCGTATCTCTGAACACCTAAAGGTGCACCAAAAAACATAGGTTGTTTTTTAGTGTTGACCTGTTCTGTGTTGAACACAGTCATAGAATCAACCACTTTTTTCTCCGTAGAATTTTGTCTAAATTGCACAGGACTCGCACTCCTCTTGATTTTCTATTGAACATTCATCTATTAAATTATCTAACTCTGATGATTTTTCGGGAACATTATCATGCCATCCTATTGGATGTGCAGGTTCCTCAATCTCATCACTCTTCATATCATGAGTATTTTGATAATATGAGGTCTTCCATCCATACTTGTATGTGGTTAGAAGATCATTTGCCATAACACTAGTAGGAACTTCATTACCTTCAAAGTGTTGTGGATTGTAAGACCAGTTACCAGATATGGCTTGGTCGAAGAATTTTTGCATTACTGCAACGATGTTAATATATCCATTATTATTTTTCATATCCCAAAGAAGAGTATAAGCATTTTTCAAAGTCCCATACTGCGGAACAATCTGCTTAAGGGGTCCTTTCTTTGATTTTTTAATGGACAAGTATCCTCTAGGTGGTTCGATTCCATTTGTTGCATTTGACACAACGGAACTGCTCTCCGAAGGCATTTGTGCGGACA